TAATTGTTGGCTCGCAAGTGTAATTCTTTGCGATAAACTAAAAATATTTGGGTCTGCAACAGGAATTATGTCCACTTCTGGACTAAAATCCATCATTTTTATCATTCTATTACCACCAACAACAGAATAAGGGTAGGATGGAGGTAGGTATGTGCCAAAAACATTGGCTAAAAGTCTAAATTCCAGCCGCATAGCATAATAACAACGCTTGTGTATTGCACTCATGACTCTAGAACCACGCTCCAACAGAGCTAGGGTAGTGCCCACAGCTCTGTTTTGTTTGTCTTCTCCCGTTTGCATGTCCATCACACCAGCAAATTTTTGTCCTGCTTGCACAACGAACCCTAAAAGTTGCATCAACACTTGACTTGGCTCTTTAAATGGTAACATCATAAACTGATCTCTAATATTTCCACCTGGTGCATCCACATCTCTGAACTCTCCAGGTTGAAAAGGTTGATCATCATCTCTGATTCGCAAACCTCTTGTCTTGAAGCCAGCTGGTAAGTTACTTAAAGTACCTGCATCTAGTAATTGTCTTAGTGCAGCAGTTGCAGTTCTAGATAAACTACCAATCATGTGTGTTAATCCAAACCCATAAAATCCTAAACCAGGTAAAAACTTGTAATGTATAAAATATTCATTACGTCTCATCAAAGGATCATCGGGTCTATAGTTTCTGTAAATAGATAGTATCTCTTGTGAGCCTTCATCTATAGTTACAATGTAAGGTATTTTAATATTTTTTTCTTCCTGCTCCATACCATATTGTTCAATATCTAAATCAACATGCATTTCTAAAACATTGAATTGATAATCTTGGTCTCCTCTTTCTTGCACTCCCTCCATCTCATTGTACTTTTCCTGTATGTCATCGCCTTCCATTCTACTGGGTAGAATATCTACATCTCTATAAAATCCAGCTTGTTGTTTTTTTAAGATATCATTTTCATTCATCTTAACTACGTGTGTTATTCTTTCACATTCTTTTAAATCTGTAGCGTAGTAAGGAACCACTAAATCTTCTGCAGGCACAAATTTAGATATTGCTCTTTGCATTACCTCATCATAATAAATTTTTTTAAAAGCAGAGCCTGCTAAAGGTAAATAAAATAAAAGCTGATCAAAGTCTGGGGTGTATTCCTCCATAACTTCTGTGATCATATAATTCATAAAATCTTTTACTCTTTTTGCTTGTTCACTTTTTTCTGTTGTATTCTCTCCTACCACTTGCGTATTTACAGGACCAGAGGCAGGTAACAACTCTTTGTAAGCTTGTGCTTGAAATTGAGTAACCGATTCTGCTAATAAAGGATGCGTAACAGAACTGGCTCCTTGAAAAGGTTGAGACTCATCATTGTATTTAAAACCTAATAAATCTAATCCACTTGTGTACGCTTTCTCCCAATCACCTCTAGACTCTTTATCTTTTTTAAAATCAGTTACTAATTCACTAGCAAGTCTAGATAATATAGTATCGTCTAAAGTTTCAGCTACGTTAGAAAAAAAATCGTCAGCTTCTTCTTGAATAATTTCTTCTTCTGCTTCTAAGTCATCTGCAGGTTGAATAACTTCTACATTAATTGGTTCTTCATTTTGTTCATCAAGAACAATATCTTCTTCATCTTGTATCATGTAATCCTCGTTACTTTGCTTTTTCTTTCTAGTTTAGTCGGACATTTAATCAGTGTACCACTTTTAGCAGAAACTTTTGTAAATTTTTTACCCATAGACGCGATAGATTCAAAAGGCATAGGAAACTGTTTTCCTTTTTTAATATCTGCTTTTCTTAATGCTTGGTTTTTTGCAACAACTCTTTTGAGTAAAGATCTTTTTCTTACTCTTCTTTTTTTAGGTTGCTCTAATAATTTTTGACCTATTCTTAAAGCAGTTAAACCTTTTTCTTTTTTTGTAACCATATTATTCCTCAAATAAGTTTACAGCTAATCCACCCTGTCTGTAAACAGGCATTGGTAAATCAGTCATCCAGGGTTTAACACGCATAGCATAAACTGTAAAATATGCATTAGGGTCCTCTTTTAATATTTTCTTTGTACCCGAAAAATTATACTTGTGTGCAGATATATGTTCTACTGTAGTGTCTTCTTTGCCTTTTATAGGATTCCATACCTTACTATTTTTAGTCATCTTGTATGGTTTGTCTGGATTTGATTTTGCTACCCTAATTGGTTTAATATCTACCTCAGGATCTAATCCATATTTTTCTGCTAATATTCTCATTTGTTGTGGAATCGTTGCTTGTTCGCCAGGAGTTTTTGTAACTCCAAACTTTGTTGTCATCTCTAAGGCAGGCTGCGTACCTTTACCCTCGAAGTTACCATAAAATTCTGCATTACCTATTTTTCTAGCTGCTTTATAATGCCCTCTTTCAAAAGGAGTAACCCCTACCCAATCTAATCCTTCACGAGCTGCTTTTTTTAACATTAGGTTAACACCATATCTAGCCCATTCTTCTTTTTTTTGAAAAGGCATATAGTTAATATTTTCGGTTTCCGTTACTCGTGGTGGTTTGCTAGTTTTCAAATCAATTGTTTTTAAATACTCATTTTGTTTTACTATTCTTTTTAATTCATTTAATTCTTCTCTATTCATTTTTGAACCTTTAACTGCAAGTTCATAAATAGATTGATCATTAGCTTTTAGTTTTGCAGCAAAAGCTAATTTATCTAAACCCTCTCTATTAAAAGGATTGACTCTGATTTTAGGTAACTCTTTTTTAAAAGCCTCATTAACTCTTCTCAATATTAGTTGTTCTTTTTTTTCTTTTTTTAATGCTTCTAATTCATCAGGATTTAATTTATCTAATTGCTTTTGTTTAATTTTAATATCTGCATCTGTTGCTTCAAATAATTTAGGATTACTTCTTTTTAACATATCTACAAATCTATTTCTTATTTCTATAACTTTTGTTTGATTTGTTTGATTGTTATCAAATTGCATTTCATCAATCATTAACACTTTTTCTTTTGAGTTTTCTAAACTTCGTGTGGTGCCTCGTATATGCATTAGTTGTCCTAATAACTCTTGTCCCTTAACATCTTTTTGAAAATGCCTAATGATACTTCTTAAATTAGGATCTAAATTTTTTATCAGATCATTATCTATATATGCTATAGTTTCAAAATAATCATCTCCACCCGAAACTCTGTAAGCATCGTAATTACCATAAACATCTTGTGGTACTGCATTAAGACCTTTTTTATTTCTGTCAAAAGTTTTTGCTAGTTCTTTACTGCTAATCATAACATCATTAAATTTAAATACTCTAGGATTATTTTTTTTCAAAAAATCATCTAACGCTTTTTTCTTATAGCCTTTAAAAAAACCTGCGTCTTGAACTCGTTTTGCCTCGTTCATTAAAGTAGTTAGATGACTAAAACCATAACCAGATCTAATACCCTCACTTATTTTATTCTCTAATTCAAACAAAGCATAATCTGCTCTTTTAGCTAAATTAATTCCTTTCACCTCAACACTATCCAAAGCTTGTTTTAATTCATCTACATCATCTATTAAAGAGTTCATAGTTTTAGCTACATTTTTTGTGCCGTACTCTAATGTTTTTATTCTACTAACAGGAGAGTTAAATATCATATCTAATATTTCTGTTCTTCCTAAAACAGCATCAGCACCAAGAGAAGAATTTTTTAACTCATACAAAGCTCCAGATACTAATTTATTTTTATCATCATACACTGCTATGTTTGCATCTTCTACTTCTTGTTGTCTTACTTTTGTTTCATACATAGTTCCGTTTTTGCCGGTGTACTTTAGTCGCATATCTCTTTTAAAAAAATCTTCCCAGTATTGAATTGGTTTTGCTTTCATCGGTGTATTTAATGCAACAAAATCATAGAGGGCTGAACCTATTCCATACGCATCACTGTTTGGATCAGCTAGACCACCCATAGTTAAAGGATTTTTTTTTACTCTTTCTGCCACATCGTCTAACACTTGTCTTTCTGCGGTAACGTTAACTAAAGATTCTGCAACACTTTTTTGTATAGGTGCAGGAAGAACCTCTGGCTTGTCTATTAACAAAGCTGTTGTTCCTTTTTCTTGTAAGTTAAGTGGTTTTTGTAAATCAGGATTAAGTAAACCTAATTTAGGTTTGATGTATTGACCTATGTTTTTTACTATCTGTTTTCTATTTAAGGCACCAACTATACCTAGTCCTGTTGCACCAACAGCACCTAATCCTTCTAGAAAACTTAAACCATCTTCATCTTGTGTCTTGTTTGTTTCTTCTGTCATTTCTTTCTTGGTCTACCTCTACCTTTTTTCTTTTTAGGCAAACACTCACAAAGTTTACCAAATAATCTTTTTTTCATTTTAGAAAACATGTTTTTAATTTTTGTAATCATTTTATCCTCAATAATATTTATATTGTTTAGGAGCCTTTTCTTCATCATCCATATAATCTGAGTATAACTCAACAAAGTTGCCTTGGCGATACCTTAACATGGCTTGTGTCATACTATCTACAAAGTCATCGTTAGCACCATTAGGAAAAGCAGCACATTCATCTATAACCTCTTCTGCAAATCTTTCACCCTCAGGATACCATATAGATCCGCTTTCAAACAAAGGTGCTACTGCGTTTACTCTTGTATATTTATCATTACCCTTACTAGGAGTAAAAGGTACAACCGGTATTCCCATTCTTCTAAACTCTTGCGTTAAAGGTTCGCCACTTGCTTTTTGTTCTATGATTACTGTTTCGGGTTCCCAGTAATTATATACCTCTTGTGCAACAACTTTTAACTCAGGAAAATCATACTTGCCTCGTAAAGCATCAAGCAATATTACTTGAGGAGGTCCACCCTCTTCTGGAAAAAAAACACCCCAAGTTGTTATGGCAGAATAGTCTGCTGTTTCTTTTTTACTAAACGCAGTATCGTAACTTTGTATGACATGCATTAAATTAGGCACACCATGTCCACTCCATTCTCTCCACCACTCCCTTTTTATAATAGCTCCTTCATCAGAAGTAGGTTCCTGCATATATTGAGCTGACCAGTTCCTAATAGGAATAGATGCTTTTACTTTTTCTAAATCTTCTAAGTTCCAATACTCAGGCCATACAGGATTACCAGAGGGTAGTATTGCAGGAAAAGATATTTGCTGCCACTCATCTGCTTTTGGTTGAGTTTGAGCCTTAAGTAATCTGCCAGTTAAATCATCCTCGGCCCATCGTGTCATGACCAAAAGAATAGAGCCTCCAGGTTGCAATCTTTGTCTGGGTCCTGATGTATACCATTCATACGCACGCTCCATAGCCATATCTGACATAGCATCTTGTTCCGTGTGTGGATCATCAATGATCAATAAGTCTGCTCCACGACCCGTGATTGACGCACCAACACCAGCTGCATAATATTCACCACCTTGATTCGTTTCCCATCGTCCTTTTGCTTTGGAGTCCTCACGAAGTTTAACATCCCCAAAAATTTGTTTGTATTCTGGTGAGTCAATAATGTTTCGAACCTTACTTCCGAACCTTACTGCAAGTTCAGTGTTATGAGAAACTTGCATAATTTTCATTTTAGGATTCTTTCCAATAATCCAGGCGGGGAAGTATACGGAAGCAAACTCAGATTTCGTGTGTCTTGGGGGCATATTTATAATGAGCCTCCCTTTTTTTTCATCAGATATTTTAGTAAATTGATTTGCTATTAATTGATGATGTCCGTAATTATCTTTGTTTTTCGTTTTTCTATAAATAAAATCGGGCCATACTTCTTTGACAAAATACAAAAAATTATCTTGGCATAGTCTTATGTGCTCGATCCACTTCTTTTCAACTTCCAGTCTAAGGTTTTCTGTGGTCATCAAATCTGTTTGCATAAATTACTTATACAATACCCATATCGTTTTAGCAATATATACATGTATTCAACTGGCCTAAACTAGGCGTGTCAACAGGTGTACGGTGTCGTCGTGTCGGGAATACATTTTTTACAAGTTTGTAAAACTATAAAGAAAAGAGCCTTCTAAAATTACAATAAAAAAAACGGCAACCTAAAAAATAGATTGCCGTTAAAATGGGATTATCTGTTTTAGAGTTTTATAAAGAAATCATAAATAAAATATGACAACCAACCTATAGTCCACAATACAGAGAATCCTAAAAAAATTAATATGTAAATTTTAGTCATTATTAATCTCCCTTAATTTTTTTTTCTAAGTTTTAATTCTCTTTTTCTACGCTCTTTAAAAAGAGTTTGAAAACCTAGCATTATGTCATTTAAATTATGATGATTAACGTATTTAGGTTTTTTAAATAACTCTATAATTATTTCTGTTAGTTCATCTTTAGTAAAGATATATCTTAAATCAAGCCTATCTAGATTTTCTTTAGTTCTAAATTTTTCATTTAAGTAATGTCTTCTATATTTATCATGACTTGTAATTCCCATTCTTTGCATTTTTTCTTTAGTGTTAATATACCATTTATCAGTCATTGTTAACTCCCACAGTAAAAGGATTATTTGAAATACTATTAGAGTAATTTTTCATTACTTGTTTAGTTCTCAATTCTTTATAAATCTTTTTCCAAAAGTCTATTACTTTTGTGCTGTAGTTATCTCTTTCAAGTTTAGCTATATGTACTTGTACTTTAATAACTCTTGATAACAATCTAAACCTCTCGGTTTCGACTGATAACTCTTGAATATCTTTTTTTAGATCCTCTTTTGAATAATATTTTTTCATTGTTTTATCTCCTTATTATTGATTGAATTTCAGCTAAATACTCATTTACTCTATTCATTAAAAAATCAGTAACTTCTGAATTTGGAAAATGTGCTTTAGTTTCGCAAATTGCTTGTTCTAATTTAGAATATAGCATTTGATAATTTAACTGCTTTTTTTGTTCATTAGAAATATTGTTAGCTAACTCAGTGACTCTAGATTGAGTCACTAAGTTATTATTTGTTATTAATTCAAAAATATCACTCATTATGCTTTTCTCTTTTTTGAAGTAACATCTAAAGTTTCTCTAGTAATATGAAACTTTGTAGTATTTCTTTCTTTAGTTTTATACTTCTCATAAATATTAGCATCTTTTAACTTTTGAATATCTAAAACATAATCTGTAGTTTTAACTATCTGTAATACAATTTTTTCTAATTGATTATCAAAAGTATGAGATACTTTTTTTCCTAATAATTTAATCGCATCTTTTTTTGAATTAGCAATCGCCTTTGAAATGTCTTTTCTCTGTTTATCTAATTGCTCTATTCTAATAATTAAACTATTAAGATACTGCTTTTTGTTTAAGATTTTTTTTACCATTGTTTTAAACTCCGTTTAGTTATTTGGTTAATAAAAATATGTTTTTAAACATACTATAATAATAGTGTATTATCCGATAAAGTCCACATAAAATTAATGCAAACCTAATTTTTTTTTCGTTTGAAACAACATCAAAAATGAGCTGGCGTTTTTTTTACTAGAAGAAATGGGAACGGGAAAACGCTTTTCGAAACGGGAACGGGAATCCCTCGGAGTTTATAAGTAACTTTCCCACCCGTGCGATCCTGGCGGCTGCTAAAACAATAATATAAAAAAATTTTCTAAACGCTTTTAAAAACGGGAACGGGAACTATTTAACGAAGTTAATAATAAAAAGAGAGATTGCTAAATATAGCAACCCCTCTCCAAAAAGTAAAAAGACTTCTAACAAATTTGGAAGCCCCCAGATGCACGACAAAACTTCATAAAGTTAATTACGTTATCCTCTGAAAATGGATAAGAAGATTCATAATTGAATTGCTTTTGTATATCTTCCCATTGACTGTTAAATGGTTCTGGATAATCTCTTGGGACTAGATTATCCTTTCCAGTTTTTTCTGCAACAATCTTTTTTAGTTCTTCGTGTTTCTGTTGAACTATTTTATTTTCTTCTTCTGCTTTCTTCATTCTTGTTTTGTAAAACTCTTCAACAGTTTTCACCCTATTTGTTTTGAGTTCTTGCTCAAGTCTGTCAGCAATTTTTCTAGCTTTTTCTTCGCTTACTTCAAAGCCGTCATTATGATGCCAACTCTTTTGCTCATCTTCTGTGAACTCATTACCCATTAATTGCAAAACATATTGAGCTAATGGTCTCCACCACCAAACATTATTCCTAAAATAATGACCTGGATTTTCATCTTCAAATTTTTCTCTAGCTTTGAAGTATTCTTTCTTTTCTTCTTCTGATGGTTTTTTGTCCCAATTAATATTTGGTTCTTCGCCTTTTAGTTTTGGATTTTGTCCGTATAAATCAAATCCCATTTTGTTCTCCTTGTTTGGTTAAAATATAATTATACTATATTTATCGGATAATGCAAATGATTTTTCATCTAATGGTTTCAAATGTAGGACAAACCAAGATGTGATTTCCCACCCGGTCCGCGGCCAGCGGCTGCTAACTAACTATAAAGAAAAAAAACCCGTTCCCTTTTGAAACGGGAACGGGAACTAAATTAAGCAGTTCTATTACCTAATCTTGTATTATTCTTAAATGAAGTATTTCTTTCTACTTCATTCTCAAGATAACTGTTCATAGCTCCTAGCAAAACCATAGTAGCATAATTGCAAGTTGGTGCAGTTTGATGTGCTAACTCAGCTATGTAATATTGAATCCCAAAAACAAAATTTGGAATAGCTACATCTTTCTTTAATTTTTTTTCTAGCTTTTCCATTTCTGCTTTAACTAAGTCTAATTGTTTTGGTGTAGATAGTTTTCTTTTTTTTACTTTACTCATCTTCCACCACCTTTGGGAAATGGTCAGGGGCTTTTCCAAAGTCTTGATAATATTTCATCAGACCTTCTCTGTCTATTATTTCAATGCCCTCCTTTTTTACTTTTATAAAACCTCGTGCCTCAAAATCCTTCAAGGCCTCCACAAAATGTGGGTCTTGTAACATTAGTTTAGTTAATTCTTCCATTTTATTCTCCGTTTGTTTGGTAGCTTGTGTGGTGGTACTAGAAATTTTGTTAACGCCACCACATCAGCTCTTCCGCTACATTACTATAATACTATATTTGTCGGATAAGTCAAACCAAAAAATATTTTTTTTGAAACAAACCCATTTTCCCGCCCGGCGGCACGGCTGCCATCCTGTAACTTAAACAAGAAACTCCCGTTACTTTTTGCAACGGGAACGGGAACGGGACTTATATTAAATAAGCTATAAATAAAATTATAAAGATAGCAAATAACATTGCACCCTTTGGATATAGCATCACAAACATGGCAACGATTGCTAGAAAGGCAGCCATTAAAACTGCCTTATTAATATACGACCCTCAGGTAAATAGCCCACCCAAGTTTGTTGTTCTAAATCTTCTTTGCTTTCAATGTCACCATAATCATCCTTTAGTTGGTCAAAAGAACTATATTCTGCATAATCACAACAAAACCCTACGGGGTCATACTCGTTTTTGTTGTTGTCGTCTCTCTCTTCTTCCCATTCAAAGATTTGCTCCCAAGCCTCATAGCTGAATTGTTTCCAGCGTGAGTGCTGCCGCACCTGCTCTATAAAATTTTGTTTATCTAATGTTATTATCATTTATTTTTCCTCCGTTGTTTATAGGATATAATAACAGGGCTTCACAGGATGTCAAGCAGCTTTTGCTGCTGTGCCTGGGAGAGCTGCCAGCCAGATTTATCACGGAACACGCAGAAAACTGGGCATTTTCATGAAGCGTTTTCCCGAGCCGGCAGGGCCGGAAAATGGTCTTAACTCAAGAAACCCCAGAAAACCAATATTTGCAACGGGAACGGGAACTGCGCTGGCCGCGCAGCCAGCTACAGGACCTGATCCTCTAACCATAATAGAATGTGTAGAACGGGAACGGGAACTGCGGGAACGGGAACGGGCACCACGTGTCCAGGTTCACGAACCTCTAGAAGTTTGGGGGGTTGGTGCTTGAGGGGCCAGTTTAAAATAAAAGAATTACCTCCTAAACGTTTATGTTTCAAATGCCACACCATTTGAAACTTTGATATATTGCAATTCTTAACTTCATTCGCTTTTAATTCTAACCAAAACATATACTTTTTAAAAACACAATAAACATCAGGTATTCCGTTGATTGTAGCACTTTCTATTCTAGTAAAATGTGCTTGCTCATGCTCTTTTTGAAACTGGTTAAGATAGTTCCAAATTTTTTTTTCAGTAAGTTTATTTTTAAACTTCATTTTTATATTCAAAGTTATAACTTTTATTGTTTGTAGCCAACAATTTTGCGCCATTTTTTATATGAAAATTATAAGCCATTTTAGTTTTCGGTGATAAAGTTACAAATTTTTTTGTATTTAACATGGGTAATAAGGTATTTAAAATTATAGTTCCATAACCCTTTTCATAGCTCCACAAAGTGTAAAATATAGAAAATTCATCTGTGTTTTCACTAGAAAATTTTTTTAACTCTTGTATATTAGTTGGCACTTTAGTTGTATTAGCTACGCAAACAACTGCTTTATTTACAATAGTGTAAATTTTTCTACCCTGTGTAGTTCTAAATTTATAACTTAAATTTTTTCTTACAGGGTCGTCATTTACATTAATATCGTTTATATTATCTACTATTTTAAGATTCATTTTTTTATCTTTTTTGTTATTGGTGTTACATCAATTATTGTGCTGCCATCATCTATTTTTTTCTCTAATTCTTGTAATCTTTTTTCTAATTGCTCTCTACTCATTCCCTCAAGACTACTATGCAAGACCTCTTTTTTTTCTACAAATTGACCTGCAAGTTGACCTGAACGAAATTCTGCATTGATTGCTCCCGTATATTGTCCTTTAGCTTCAGCTCCATCACGCAATCTTTCAAAAGTTTTATATCTTCTTAATTTGTCTTTTTCATATTTTTGTTGTTCTTCACTAAGTTTATGTTCTAAATATCTACATACATGTGGATTGGCATTAGGGT